TCTTTTTTCATGCGGACTACTGCCCACCCTGCAAGCAAATGCAGCAGGTTGCAGAGCAGTTTTCCATAGAAACCGGCATTCCCTTGTACCAATTCCGCTGCAATGACGGATACGATGGGAACGCTCTTGCAAGACAACATCATGTCAAACGGCTTCCCTGCCTGATTCTGCTGGGCGATGACGGTTTGGAACGAACACGAACCGAAGCCCTGCACACACTGGAAACGCTGCATACAGCGTTTGACAAATACTTGAATGGAGGTAATACAGAATGAGCGAAGAAACCAAAGGCACAACGGCAACCGAACCGGAAGCAGCAGAGCCACAGAACGAACCAACACAACCGGCGGAAGCCCTGACCGCAGAAGCCGTTTCGCAGATGATTGCGGAAGCATTCCAAGGCTTTGAACAGCGGCAGTCAGAAGCAAAGAAACTGGCAGAAATGACCGACCAGCAGCGAGCAGAAACGGAGCGGGATTCCTACAAGCAGCAGCTTCAAGCCCTGCAAAAGCAGGTGGAAGCGGCACAGATGCAGAAAACCGCACGGGAAATGCTATCCGAAAAAGGCATTCATTTGCCGGATTCTCTGGTAGCTGCCGTGGTTGCAGAGGACGCAAAGACCACCAAAACACAGGTGGAAGCCTTTGCAACGCTGTTTACAGAAGCGGTAGAAAACGCCGTCAAGGAACGCTTAAAGGGCGAACCGCCCAAGACCGGAGCGTCAGGACGCATGACGAAAGAACAGATTTTCGCCATTCCCGATGAAGGAAAACGGTTACAGGCGATTCGGGACAACATGAATTTATTTGAGTAAAGGAGTTAATTTATTATGGCAGTACAAGCAAATACCAATTTGACCACAGATTTTGCTAAGGCACAGTCGATTGATTTTACCAATCGATTTGTGGATGGCATTCAGAAATTGCAGGAGCTTCTGGGCATCACCAGACGCACGGCAATGGCGAACGGTTCTATCATCAAAGTATACAAAAACAAGGTAACCATGGCAAATGGAGACGTTGCAGAAGGCGACTTGATTCCGCTGTCCAAGGTGGAAGTAGAGCCGGCAAATACCTATGAACTGGCTTACAAGAAGTACCGGAAGGCAGTAACGCTGGAAGCCATCCAACGCAGTGGCTTTGACCTTGCGGTTTCGCAGGCAGACAATGAGTTGTTGAAACAGATTCAGAGCAACATTCGCTCCGCTTTGGTGACGTTTTTGGCAACTGGTACTGGTACAGCAACCGGCACTGGCTTTCAAGCCGCCGTAGCAGATGCTTGGGGAAAGTTGCAGGTACTCTTTGAGAATGATGCAACCGATGGCGTGATTGTGATTGCAAATCCGCAGGATATTTCAAAATATCTTGGGGAGCAGACCAACATTACCACGCAGACTGCTTTTGGCATGACGTATTTCCAGACATTTTTGGATGTCAAAGTCATGTCTAACTCCAGTGTTCCGGCAGGAACATTCTATGCAACCGTTGCCGATAACCTGAATCTGGCATATCCGGCAATCTCCGGCGGGGAAATCAACAAGGCATTCAGCTTTACAACAGATGCAACAGGACTGGTTGGCATTACCCACACCGCAGATTATACGCGTGCAAACTATGAGACCACGATTTTAACGGGGTCTGTACTGTTTGCAGAACGGCTGGATGGTGTCATTGTTGGCACGATTGCGACTGGAGCGTAAGCATGACACTGCTGGAGCGGGTACAGATTCGCTTGCAGGATGAACCGAAAGCGGAGAACACACCGCAACTGCTGGAACTTTGCGATATTGCAAGCTTGCGAATCTGCTTGCGAGTGCGAGAAACAACGCTGCCGGAGATGTTAGAACCGATTGCAGCGGAAGTCGTTGTAAAGCTGTTTCGGCGTTGGAATTATGAGGGTATTCGTTCCGAAGGAGCGGATACAATTTCCACTACGTTTGTGGAAGATGTTCTGGCGGAATACGAAGATGAGTTTACCGCTTATCGAGAAACCAAGGCGGCGGAAAACGGCAGCGGCACGGTTTATTTTTTGTGATAGGAGGCAGCAACCATGCACTATTTCACCATTCATCTCTTAAAAGCCATCCAGACCGGAACAGATATTTTAGGCAATCCTATTACTACATTAAAAGAGCCTTGTGCAGCTTGTACTGAGTATACAGGACGATTCACAGAATGGACGGCAGAGGATGCGGAGTTAGTCGGGCGAGATGTTACCCAAACGCAGCGAAAACTGTTGACAGATGCTCCACTGGCACGCTGTAAAGAAGCAGATGTGGTGCGTGCTGGTTCGGAAGACTATCGGATTACTTCCATCAAAGATTTGCATGGGCGGTGGCGGATGTTGTATCTGGAACGATGGTATCAAACCCTCCCAGAACGGAGATGCACAACATGAAAATAAAAATCATTCTAAACGGAACAGAAAAGTTAGTTGCTGCACTGGAGCAAAAATCAAAATCGGATTTCGTTGCAGTTTGTAACCGAACCGTTGGCTTGCTGACACGGGAAGCAACGAGAAACACGCCTGCCGATACAGGAAAGCTGCGGCAGAGCATCCGAACTGAATTGCCGAAAGAATCGGATACTACCATCAATGGAGCGGTCGGCTACACGCTGCACTATGCACCGCATGTGGAATATGGGCATCGGCAGCAGCCGGGGCGATTTGTTCCACAGATTGGGAAACGACTGAAAGCCTCCTATGTTCCAGGGAAGCGATTTTTGCAGCGTTCTGTAGAAGCCGTTCACCCTCAATTTGAACAGATGCTAAAAGATGAGCTAAAGGAGGACTGAGGTCAGAATGATGCTGCGAAAAGCCGGCTTTGCAGAAATTGCTGCTGCCGTACTGCAAAATCTACGGAAAAATACCGGTTATGCTTGTTATGATGCTGTGGAGAAGGACACCCCTTCTCCATTTCTATTTGTAGAGGTGGTCGGAAAACGGGATGCGTCCAGTAAAACGATGTTCAAGGAAATTTTTACCGTACAGATTCATGCAATTGCTACACCGAGCGATGCCAGAACAGAAATTTACAGCATGATACAGTCGGTAGAAGAATCGTTGACGGAATCCCTGACACTGCCGGATGGGATTACACTGGTGCTGCAAACAGAAACTGGCGTGCAATCTCTGCAACAAGACGAAACAAACGAATATCATGCTGTGATTTCCTATGAAATCATGGTGAGCTATGGATTGAAATGTAAGATTTAGGAGGAAATACGATGCCAAGTTATGATAACAATTTTTATTGTGATTTTTCAGAAGATGCGGCAAAAGCCGGGAAGGACATTCTGCTTTGCATCTACAACGCAGACGGTTCTAAGCTGCTTGCAATTTCAGGGCAGCAGAATTTGACCATTAACCGCAGTGCTGACACGGTGGAAGTGTCCAGCAAGGATACGACTGGGGGCTGGAAAAAGCAAATTCCAGGCATGAAAGAATGGTCGATTGACAACGATGGCATTTATATTCTGAATGCAGAATCGCACAAGCTGCTTGGGCAATATTTTGAGAACGGCGATATGGTCTGCTTGAAGGTCATTGATGCCAAGGAAAAAAAGCCGCTGTTTGGCGGTCTGGCTTGCATTACGGACTATTCCTTGGAAGCTCCGTATGATGACAGCATGACCTATTCTTTGAGCTTTTCTGGCAACGGGGCTTTAACAGACTTAACAAATCTCTCCACGGAAGATGCCGCAAAGGTAACGGATATGCCGGAAGATTTGACAACAGAATAAGGAGGAGCTTATGCAAACCTATTTTATCAAAGATAAAGAATACCACTTGCATTATACCATTGGCAGAATGGAGCAGTTGGAAAAGATACTTGGAAATGCCATTACTGGCGTGATGGTTTCCATCACAAATGGAAAATATCCAACGATTTCGGAGCTTTGCACGCTGTTTGCTTACGGCTTGTCAGATGACCGAGGGGATTATGCCCCTATCAAGAAGGCTCTGGAATTTGCTCAGCAGCAGGTGCAGGATGTTGGATATGGTGCACTGTTTACAGCAACACTGGAACAGATTCAAGAGGACTGCGGTTTTTTATTCCGGTAAGGCTGGTTGAATGGGAATATTTTCCGACCAGTAAAGAAAAGCCTGACCTAGAAGCGGAACAGTTCCGAAAAAGCCAAGATTTCGCTTTTTTTGCGGTACAATTCGGCTATTCCAAAGCAGATTACAACGCCCTGACCGAAACGGAACGGGCGTTGATTTTGAAAGCGTATGAAAACAAAGTCGTAGCAGATACCAACCTTTTGGCAGGTGCGGTTCTAAATGCAGTTTCCAATGCGTTCCGGAAAAAGGGTAAAAAGCCGCAGAAGCTCTGGAAAAAGCAGCCGAAGCATACCAACAAAGAACGACAGCAACAGCTCGTGCAGCAGGTTCTGGAAGCCGATGCAGCACAAGGAACGGCATGGGTAGAAGTGATTTACAAAGCAAACGGGCGGAAACGAAAGAAGGTGTCGTGATTGGAGTTTTATGGTATCGAGGAACGAAAAACCGGAATTCGGTGGATTCAATCCCATCAATTACAATATATCAGTGCAGAACAGCCTTATGCAGAAGCGAGCGTTGGCATCTACACTGGAAGAACCAATGATGGCTATGGATTGGGGCTATATTGGACGGATTTTTCTGCCACTGCCCCAGAAGTAGAAACATTTACCGTAGATATTCCAGGGCGAAACGGGTTACTGGATTATTCTGAAGCTTTGACTGGCTCTCCGGTTTACAAGAATGCAACGCTATCTGCAACATTTGTGGCAGCTTGTACGATGGCAGAATGGCACAAGCTCTATCAAAACGTCCGGCAAGAGTTGCACGGGCAAGTTTGTACCATTGTTGCAGACAGCAATTCCAGCTATGCCTATCGTGGACGCTGCACCGTAGATTCCGCCATGGAAGATGCCAAGCATGCTGTTTTCACCATTTCCGCCGATATAGAGCCGTATTGCTATGATAATTTTCCATTGCAAAAGGGATTCCTTTGGGATGCGACCGATTTTTCCGGAAGCCTTCCGGATGCACTGACACTGAGCGAATCTGGAGAAATTACAGAAACACTGTATGCTCCGAATGGCAGGGCTGGTGGACTTTATGGAGAGGTTACAGTCATTGCAGAATTTCCTTGCACGGTAACCATCAACGAAACTTCTCAAGAAATCGAAGAAGCAAACGGGAAAACGGTGTTTTCTATCAGCTCTTATTTACAGCACAACAGCAGCGTTACGGTTACAATCACCGGAGGCACTGCCAGAAGCCAAATTGCAATTCTATGCAGATGCAGGAGGTTGTTATAATGTATACAGCCTATTACTTTCCATTTGAAAATTGCAGTGGCGGAATTATTCCAAGATTGCCACTGTTTGACCCGAAAAATGGCTATTTTCTGAAAGATGCGGTTTTGAAAACGAGTGCAACAAAAGCAGGCGAATTTACTTTTACGATTCCAGTAGACGATGAACGAGCACTACAGGTTTTACAGTGCTGGGTTACAGTCGTATCAGATAATGTGCGGCGGCACGATGAAGACACTGTGGGTGAAAATGTGATATGGGTTGGACGACCGACACAAGTAGAGCGGGATTTGTATGGGAATCGAACATACACCTGCGAAGGCGTTTTGGGAATGCTAAATGATACGGTATGCGTTGCAAAGCCATATCCCTCTATTTATAACAGTATCCCAGATTTTATCAATTTTCTTGTATTCTCCCTCTGGACGGATTATCAATGCTATACAGCAGCAGTAGATGCAAACACAGATGCAAGCACCGTGTTCCGAAACGGAACATGGTACAGCTATGACGGCAAAAAAATTCTCTACAAAGAAACGAAAATTCCGGAGGGTTCAAAAGTTTGCGTCCCGCAGGTGGACTACAATAACGGATTTTATCTGAGTAGCGTGGTTTATGAAGATTCTGCCTGCAAAACAAAAGTTTTGAAACCAGACGGCAACGGATTTGACTACATAGACAACATTTCTTTTGTACGATATTGGACACAAGCAGAAACAGCAATGGAGCTATTACAGTCTCGAATTATCGACTATTTTGGCGGCAATTTTCAAGCAGAAGTTGTAGACCCATACACGCAAAAAGAACCACTGACAGACGTTCTGCACACTGGCTGCATTCGGTACGCTTATCGAGACCCAAGCAATCATACAATTAAGACACAAAAGCTGGAACTTGGCGGCAATATCACAGATGTTTCTTCTTCTTATATAGCAGAAGATTTTTATACTGGAATTGTTCCAGTGTCGAGTTCTAATGCGGATAACACTACTGGAGAATCGGACACTACGGAAGCAATGATTTATCCAGAGGTGACGGAATCCGACTTCGATAGTGATGGCAACCGAAACATAGATATAAAGCCATACGCAGCATTCAGTTTTTATGGTGGAAATGATACGGAAATTACACCGAGCAATCTCGTTGTTTGGTTCACCGGCGGGAAGTTCGGAGATTATTATATGTCAAATCGTGAATATCCAGCATCACGAGCTTTCAATCAATATTTGCTGAACAAATACGGACCAATTGTCCGAAAAGTGAACTTCTCGTTTAGCGAGAATAACCCAGATAAATATACCAAACGAGAAGCCGTGGTTGCCCATGTACTGGCGTTGGAAGAACCCAAAGCAACTTTTTCCGTATCCGCAGTGGATTTGGGACTAGTGGAAAATGGTGTGGAGTGCTTGCAGGCTGGTTTTCAAGTGAAAGTGGTTTATACGCCACTCGGAATTGACGAATGGATGACGATTAAAGAATTGGAAATCCATCTGGATGACCCAACGCAGTGCAAGGTAACGCTGAACGGCTCTTTGGATTCGATTGCAAAAATAGTAGCGAGGGGGTGAGTGTATGGCAGATTATACGCTGTCTGCGAAAATTACAGCGGACATCAAAGGTTTTGTAAGCAATATCAATACCGTAACAAAAAAAGCGGAAAGCATGGCAGAAAAGCTTAGCAGCAGCATGCAACCTGTGAAAACGGCAGCAGCATCCGCAAAGGAAGATATTGCCGCTCTTGCTGATGGATTTCAACAATGGACAGCAGCATCTCCTACTATTCAAAAAATAAAAACGCAAATAGAGCAGATGATGCAAGCATTCCAAAACAGTGCTGCCGGAACTGCTTTGCAAAATCTGGGAACGAAAATGAAGGAGCTGATTTCGCCAATTCAGTCTGCTGCATCTCATATGAAGTCACTGGCAGAAGCGGCAAAAGATAAGGCTCTTGGAATCTTATCTTCAACAGCAGAAAAGGCGAAAACGGGAATAGAAGCTCTCAAAAATTCCATTCAGCGAACGGTTTCTGAATCCAAGGCATTCCAGACTATTTCAGCAGAAATTAACGCCATTAAGCCGTTTGCATCTGCGGTAGCCGGAACTGTGGAGCACGTGTTCCAATCTGCATTTTCTGCGATTCAATCGGCGGCTTCTAAAGTACCTGATGCGATAAAAAGCATTGTTTCTACTGCCAAAAGCACATTAAATACCATCTCTGACCTTTCCGATAAGGCAAGTAAGGCGTTGGAATCTGTTGGAAAATCGGCAGAATCCATTGGCAGCGGATTGCAATCGGCTGGAGATAATCTGAGCAGCCTTGGCGGAAAAATTACCGCCGTAGAAACGGCAGCCGCTGGATTGGCAACAGTTGGACTAAAAAAAGCAACGGATTCTGCGATTGACTTTGACACGCAAATGCGAAAAGTTGGAGCAATTTCCAGTTCAACGGATGAAGAACTGCAAGCCCTTCGGGGATCTGCATTGGAACTGGGTGCAAGAACTTCACTTTCCAGCTCCGAAGTAGCAGAAGCCATGACAGAAATGGCAGCAAAGGGCAGAGATGCAAACCAGATTATCGCTGATATGCCTGGGATTATCTCTGCTGCGGAAGCTTCTGGAGAAGATTTGTCTTTGGTAGCGGATACTGTTTCCAACGCAATGAAAGCATTTGGAGACAGTGCTGGAGATGCGACCCATGTAGCAGATGTGTTGGCACAGTCTGCGAATCAATCTGCCGCTGGCGTATCCGACTTGCAATATGCGTTCAAATATGCTGCACCGTTAGCATCTTCTTTGGGAATTAGCATGGAGGAATTAGCAGCCGCAACTGGCGTTATGACAGATGCTGGCTTGGAAGGTTCTCAAGCTGGTACAACCTTGCGGGCAATGTTTGTTTCTATGTCCAAACCAACAGACGAAGCACGAGAGGCGATGGAACAGCTCGGTATTTCTTTTTATGATTCCGAAGGCAAAATGAAATCCATTAGTACGATTGTATCTGATTTACAGACAGCCACTGCGGATTTGACCGATGAAGAAAAAGAACAGGCACTTGCAACGATGTTTGGAACAGAATCTCTTTCCGGATTGCAAGCAATGATGAACGCAACGCCGGGAACGATTGACAAAATGACAGATAGCCTGAAAAAATGTGACGATGCATCGGAAGAAGCAGCGGCAAAGATGAAAGATGGCGTTGGCGGTGCAATTGAGAACATGCAGGGTGCGATTGAATCTTTTCAAATTACCATTGGGACTGCTTTATTTCCGATGATTCAAACGGCGGCAAATACAATTTCAGATTTATTTGCAGACATGACCGCTGGGTTCAACGAAAATGGAATCACTGGCGTAGTAGATGCCATTATTGGAAAGTTGCAGGAACTCACGCAGCCAGAGCTGTTCAGCCCCATTTATGAAAACGTTACAACAGTACAGACAACGATAGGCAAAGTCGTGGATAAGGTGGATGACCTTTGGCAGAAATTTCAAGAGCTACAAGATGCCGGCGTACCATTCGGGAAAATTGCAGCGGCAGCAGCGGCAGTTGGTCCTTCTTTGATGGTTGCCGGAAAGGCAGTTTCTGCTGTCGGCACAGCAATTTCCGGAATCGGGAAAGTTGCTTCCACTTTAAGCAGCGGCTTTGGAATGCTTTCTAAGCTTTCTGCTGTTCTTGGCGGATTGTCTACGCCAGTTTTCCTTGTTGTAGCAGCAATTGCAGCTTTAGCAGCCGGATTCATTTATTGCTATACAACCAGTGAAGATTTTCGGAATACCGTTTCCGATGCTTTTTCTGGAATTTTGCCTGCTATACAAACGGTAATCGATACGTTAAAACCGCTGTTTCAAGAGTTTGGAACAAAGCTCAGTGAGCTGTTTCAAGCAATTTCCCCTACGATTGAAACCCTGATGACAGCTGTTACAAAAATTGTAGGCGTTATCGCGGAAAACCTCATTCCAATCATTGGGAAAATTATTGAAGTGGTGATGGAAGTTGTGAATGCTCTACTTCCCATCATAACGCCTATCATCAATTGGGTTTTGCAATTTGTCAGCGACCTCATAACGGCGTTGACGCCAATCGTGGAATGGATTTTGAAAGCAGCACTTTCTATTGTGGGGTGGATTCAATCTGCAATCGAATGGATTGGAAATGCAGTTGTAACTGTAAAAGATTGGATTGTAAATACTGTAGAAGAGACCAAAGAGAAAATCGATTTGGCAATTGCAATTGTTTCTGCTTTGTTTGAAAGCATCAAAGAAACGATTCAAAACATTGTTTCTGCCATTAAAGACTGGATCTCTGAAAAAGTAGAAGCTGCAAAAGAAACCATTTCCAATGTCATCGATGCTGTCTCCGGTTTCTTCGCCAACTTAAAAGAGACGATTTCCGGTATTTTTGACAACATTGCTGATAAAATCCGAAGTGTCATGAATACGGTAAAGGGCATTTTTGAAAACGTTCTGGACAGCATTGAAAACCTCTGGAACGGCTTATCTGACTTTGTCGGTGGCATATTTGACGGCATTGGAACGGCTTTTGACAATTTAATCAGCGGAGCAAAAAGCTTAATCAACAATTTCATTGACGGCTTGAATTTTGCAATTGATATTATCAATGCAATTCCGGGCGTATCCATTGGATATGTCGATTATCTGGCACACGGTACTGACGATTGGCCAGGTGGCTTTGCTATCATGAACGAAGGTGGACGAGGGGAACTTGTCAACCTGCCGAATGGTTCGCAAGTTATTCCGCATGACATTAGCAAAAAATATGCACAGGAAGCCGCACGAGCCGATGCTTCGCAGGTTGTTTTCATCGATTATGACCGCCTGATTACAGGCATTGCATCCGCTATGCAAGGGGTGTCTGTGAATAGCACTGTCAACCTGGATGGAAAAGCCGTTTCGAAAGGCATCGCACCCTATATGGATACAGATTTAGGACGATTGCAAGGAGCAGCAAAACGATATGCAACGTAAAGGAGCGATTCTATGATTGATATTTCCAGTAATATTGCAGTCATTCGAGAAACCAGCAGCGGTTCAGAACTGCGAACCAACATTGCAAGCGGCATGGAAACACTGGCAGGCAAGGCAGCATCCAGCGATGATGTCACCGCCGCAAACGAATCGGTTGCTGCAATGGAAACCAAAATTACAGAAACAAATACAGCAATCCAAGAAGTTTATGATGCCCAAACGGCGTTGAACGATAAAATGAAAGAACTTGAAGAACAGTGTTCTGCATTGCAAAAAATTGCAAATAAGTGGGTGGTGCATGCTTAATGGCAGATATTGCAATTACAACCGAATTACAGGAAATTCAAAACAATCTTTGGGGTACGAATGTGCGAGAAAATATTGCTCTTGCTCTGGAAAAATTGCAGAATCTTCCGGAAGAGCCAAATACCATTCAAGGAAGCCTGAAAAATTCAAAATTATCTCTTCTAAAAGTATCCATACAAAATATGGAAAATACATTGCAATCCAGAAAAGACCAACTCGACAGAATCAAAGCCAGATTGGAACAGGCTTCCGGCAGAACCATTTTGCAGTATGGAAAATGCGGCAACGATGTGTATTATACAATTTGCGATGACGGAGAAGCAGCTTTGTATGGCACAGGTGCAACGTATGATTACGCAACGGGGATTATCTTTGTAACAGACGTGTCAAATGAACGCTCCGTTTTTTATAAGAATACCAATATTAAGAAAATCACAATTTCAGACGGTATCACGAGAGTTGGAAACGGATTATTTTTAGATTGTCCAAACGCAAAAACCGTTTCATTCCCATCTTCTCTGACAGAAATTGGAATTGGAGCATTCTTTATTTCCATGAATACATCTGATATTGGACACGGATTGCAGCAATTGACAATTCCTAGCACTGTAAAATCCCTTGAAGCATATGCATTTAGCGATACTGCAATTACAGACGTTATCATTCCATTCAACGTAACAACATGGGAAAGCTATGTTTTTAGTGAATGTAAAAAATTGACTACCGTGCGAGTAGAAAGCAGCCTGATTGGTGGATTTGCTTTTACGAGTTGCACTGCTCTAACCAGTTTAACCATTTCTGCCAACTGCACGAAAATTGGAACATGCATGCTCACTTACTGCTCCAGCCTGACCGAAATCACCTACGAAGGCACAAAAGCACAGTGGGATGCAATTGAAAAAGGCACGAATTGGGATTCAAGGCACGGTGCTGACCATGAGGACGTGCTATCCAAAATCATTTGCAGCGATGGGAACTGGATTTTCAACGAAGAAACGAAAACTTGGGAGGAGGAAACCGCATGAAATTTTTGGTAAAAAAGCAGCAGATTGATTGCATCGAGCGGGACAAATTGGCAGATGGACAGATTGCCTTTGTATCCTTTCGATTCGTGTTTGACAATGAATGGGAAGGCTTGTATAAGGTTGTACAATTTATGCAAGGCGAAAATACCTATAATATCTCGCTTGGTGTAGATGGCTATTCCTGCAAAATGCCGTCAGAATTGCAGGCAGGTTGTGCGGAAATGAGCCTGTTTGGCTATGCTCCAGACGATGAAACGGCTCTGCGAGCAACGACAGCTCCTATTAAGCTGCGGATTGAGCAATCTGGATTCAGCAGTTCTGGTTCTGAAGTTGTCCCACCAACGCCGGACTTGTATCAGCAATTGATTGCAAAAATTGATGAAAAGATTGCTTCGGTACACGATGGGGCGGACGGAGCATCCGCCTATGAAATCGCTGTTGAGAACGGTTATACTGGCACGGAAGCCGAATGGCTGTCAAGCTTGAAGGGCGAGAAAGGCGATACTGGAGCAGCCGGAAAAGATGGCATGAATGGAACGGATGGAAGAGATGGGGCAAATGGTTTCTCTCCAACGGTAATCGTAACGGAAACCAGTACAGGAGCAACCATTACCGCTACAGACAAAAATGGCACAACGACAGCAACCATCAAAAATGGAACAAGCGGAGAGACCGCCTCTTGGGGCGATTACACACCGGGATGTGAAGAGGGTGAATCAGCGAAATACTGCACCGCAAAGCTGGTTACGGTAACAGGCAAGCAAACATGGCAGGTATTGCCGTCCATCAGCACCGTAGCTCACAATGCACTGGGTATTGTACCGGATGGGCTGTTTGTGCTGGATTTGTCGCCGGACGTGGACACACTGAAAGAATCTGCCCACACGCATGATAACAAAGAATTTTTGGATGGAATTGAAACCTATCTGCATAGCACGTACTCAAAAGTAACAGCAGAACGAGAAGCGGCAGATAACAGCCTTGCAACCCGTATTAAAGCCTTAGAGGACAGCGTTGGCGACATATCCACAGCCCTTGCAACAATGGTGGAGGTGTAACATGGCAACAATTGCAGAACAGCTTGCAAAGCTGAACAGTCTGAAAACACAGCTTGCAGCGAATCTGACCACAAAGGGCGTGTCGGCAACCGCCACAGAAAAATTTAATACCCTTGTGCCGAAAGTTTTGGATATTTCCGGCGGTGAATCTCCCACCACAACCGTGTTATATGATGCAACCCATCGGGACAAGGTATCTTTGCTTTACAACGGTACGATTTACAACGTGGCAGACTTTACCGCCCTGCATGCAGATTTTTGCAGTGCGAAGAACAACTACGCTCTGAACTATGGAACAACCGTTTTTGGATGGGATTATAGCTGCTATACCTGTTGCACGCTGCCGATCAGCGTGACAGCATCCACGCAAATTGCAATCCGTTTCCTTGCTGGCAGTACCGAGGTTGGCATTTTACGCTTGGTACAGTCTGACACCGGCACAGCTGCGGACATCCTCACAAAGGCACAGACAGAGGGCAGTTATATGGACTTGCCTTTGCAGTGGCTGTACAGTGCGGACTATATCACAACGCTGACACCCTGCGAGGGCGTAACGGCTGGCACATACTACTTGGTGTGGGTTGGTCGGAGCAATAACAGTCACCCGCTGATTCAGTCAATTTCGTTACTTTAAGGAGATGATACAGTG